CGGGTTCAACCTGCCCACCGCCTACGAGAACCGGGCGTTCTCCAAGCCCGGCCCCGACGAACCGTGGGCGGCGCTCTTCCTCCTGCCGGACAAGCCAAGGCCCGTCACCCTCGGCCCGCACGGGGAGGACGAGCACCGCGGCATCCTTCAGGTGGACCTCCACTACCCCCTGAATTCCGGCACGGCGGGCATCAACGCCAGGTACAACGAACTGGCGTCATGGTTCACCGCCGGACGCCGGTTCATCCACAACGGGACAGGGGTGTCCGTCCGCTCGTGCGGCAGGGGGCGCGGGCGCGAAGACGACGGCTGGTGGACCGTCCCCGTCTCGATCAACTGGTACTCGAAACTGCACAGAGGAGTATAGGCACATGGCAAACGGCAGCCTCCATACAATGGCACAGGTCGCGGAAGCATCCTACGGGGTGACGCCCGCGACCCCGGCCTTCAAACCCATCCGCATCAACTCCACCACGCTCGGACTCAGCAAGAACACCCTCGAATCCGGGGAACTGCGTTCCGACCGCAACACCGCCGACCTCCGCCACGGCACCATGCAGGTGGGCGGCGATATCGTCTCGGAACTGTCCTTCGGCTCGTTCGACGATCAGCTTGAGGCCCTGCTCTGCGGGACATGGGCCGAAAATGTCCTGCTCAACGGCGTCGAGCGGCGTTCCTTCTCCGTCCTCCGGCACTTCGGGGACATCGGGAAGGCCGACAAGCCGTATCACCTTCTCACGGGCTGCGAGTACAACACGCTGAACCTGCAAGTGACCACCGAGGCCATCGTGCAGGCCACGTTCGGCATCGTGGGCAAGGGGCTCGCCCTGCTCGCGGCGGCCCCGGCCGGCGCGACCTTTGCCGACCCCACAACCACGGCGCCGATGGATTCCTTCACCGGGGAACTGGTCGAAGGCGGCAAGACCATTTCCGTCGTCACCGAAATCCAGCTCACCATCGAAAACGGCATTTCGCCCAAATACGTCGTCGGCTCCAAGGAAACCATCAGGCCCTCCATCGGACGCTGCAAGGTTACAGGGCAGGTTTCGGCCTACTTCGAGGACAGCTATCTGCTCGAAAAATTCATCAACGAGGCATCGTCCTCCCTCGTCTTCACCCTCACCGACGGAGAAGCGGGGAATTCCATGAAGTTTACCATCCCCAAAATCAAGTACACGGGCGGGCAGCCCGACGTGGGCGACGAAGGCCCCATCACCCTGTCCATGCCCTTTCAGGCCCTTCTGGATTCCGCCGCCGGCGGCGCACTCAAAATCGAAAGGATCGCACACGCATGACCAAGGACGCCAAGAACGAACAGGCCAAGGCCCCGCTCCCGATGGAGAGCTTCTTCACCCGCGAAAACGCCAACGAGGGCATCGAACTCCCCCTCCTGCTCCCCGACGGCACCAAGACGGAGCACTGGCTTCGCATCCGGGGCGTCGACGCCGACGGATTCCGCAAGGCCGAGGCCAGAAGCAAACGCAAGATGCTGGAAATCGCGGCGGAAAAGGACTTGGACAAACGCGACGCCGAGGTGGAGGACACCCGGCTCGCCATGCTCGCCGCGCTGGTCATCGGCTGGTCGTTCGACAACCCCTGCACCGAGGCGGAGATCAAACGCCTGTTCCGGGAAGCCCCACAGATTGCGGAACAGGTCGACCGCGCAGCCTACGACCGCGCCCGTTTTTTCGGGAACAGCTCGAAGGGCTCTTCGCCCACGCCCGGAGAGTCTTCGAGCTAGAACGTGTACCCAAAGGCTCGAAAGTGAGCCTCCGCAAGCACCTGCAACAAGTCCGGAAGACCACGGGCAAGGTCCCCCGGCAGCTTGCGGAGGTTCCCGAACTTCCGGAATCCGCCGCCTATATCTGGCACTGGTTCTGGGAGCTGAAGGGGAGCCAGCCGCTCACCTACACGGAGATCAAAAACTGGTCGGAACTCACCGCTACCCCGCTCGCCCCCTTTGAGGTACAGGCTCTGGTGGAACTGGACAGGCGGTTCATCGCCGTACATGGCGTACCCATGATGTAGAGAAAGCCCCGTTCGGGAATGAGACGAACGGGGCTTTTTTAATTAGTCTACTGTTTCAATAAAATCGTATAAATCCATGACATTACAGATAAATGGTATAACTTCTTTTGGGTCTCCCCCATAAGTTCTATATCCATATTTCTCTACAAAAGCATTCATATCTGTTTGTGGAGAATATTCTATAAAATCTTTAAATTGGATAAATATATCATTCAATAAATGTCCATTATATTTATTGACACTTAAAAAGGTACCAATGTCATCAGGCAGCAATGTTTTTTGAACAGCTTTATTATATAAATTTACATCAAGTGTTTTAATAACAGCCAAAGTACATACCAGATGGGGATATTTTGGACATATGCTGTGTCTTGTTGATAAACATATAGATATGTATGTGGCTATTTTTTCAATAGCGCGCAAAGACAATTTTTTTACTATCGCTATAGATTTTAGTATATCTACAGACTCAATAATAAAATTATCATACTTTCTTGCATCATAATTCATATTTAGCAGTATTCGTTCTATATATTTAAAATACGCATTATTTGTAGATGTCTTAAAACTATATATATTGATACACAAATTATAAAATTTATGCAGGTAAACTTCTGGATATTTTGTTCCATATACAACTTTTATGGATTCAGAAAGTTGTTCTATATTGGTTACTAATACAAAATGAACACCTCTAACAGAAAATAAATGTTTAATATTTTCTAAAATTGACAGTGCAAAATCTGGACGACACCTGTCTAATTCATCTATGATAAATATAAGGGGTTTTTTAGTATCAGCATCCTTAGTCATATTTTCAATGAGCTCTTGAAGTATACATTTAAACTTATCAATTAAAGCTTTTTCTTTTTTATTATTTTCAATTCTTTCTTTAATAATGGAATCAACTATATCACTTACGCCATTTGCTATATCTTCCTTACAGTCTTTTAACATTTTAAATTCTGAATCATTTAATGCATTCAAAGTTCCAATTTTTGCTGCAACCTTAAGTGTTGTCCACATCATTTTTTTGGCAACAGGTAAAGCGCACCTGGAAAATCTATTTACAATATTTTTTGATATATCATATTCACCTGCTAGTGAATATACTTCACCTGCCAATGAAGAAAAAACATCTTGTGTATAATCATTTTCAAATGCATCATAATAAATAGTAGGGAATCCATTACTATTTAGCATACCTCTCCATTGCTTTATAAATGTACTTTTTCCACTTCCCCACGGGCCTTCAAAGGCAACAACTAAAGGATCTTCGACTAGTTCCATTAGTTTCATCATCCTACGTCCATATGGCTCATATTCAAAAATATCGTTTTCAGGAGTAAAGCCCTCATTCTCTCCAATCTCAATCTGACGTGGAAAAAATACCATATGCACCTCTAAAGTTTTTATAAAATTGTAATTCACTTTACGCTGTACTCGCTTTTCCGGCAATCCTTCCGTAACAGTGAATTATTTCTACCGGTTTTAAGATAGAAAAAAGCCCCTTCCTTCCGGTCGGGGGCTTCCTTTTGAATATAGAATACTTTTTATTAATTGTTAAAAAATAGATTTATCAATAATTTTAAACCCTTGACCATCTTTTCCAAACAAAACAACCGCCTCTTATCTTATATACGCCCCTAAAGCGTTTTTTGCTCTAAACCGAACCTGAATTGCATAGCGGCATTGCGGATAATCTTTCATTCTAAGGCGAACTGCGGGCGTTACGGCTTCAACATCAGTCACGCTATCCGGGTCGTGGGCAAAATTCTTTATAGTCCGCTTTGCACGTGAAAGAAATATTTCATTATTGCCAGCTGTTCCAAACGTCATAATTTCTTCATTGGAACTAGCAAATACAGATGATTCCTGCTCATCTTTTTTTATATCAGCTATTATCTGCTCTTGTCTAGCTTGTTCCTGAAGTTCAGCTAGTCTTTTGCGCTCTTCGATTTTGTCATGACTTACATAGAAACATCCTTTTATTACGGAAAAGACTAGAATTCCTATAGCGATAATTCCGATTCCGGGGGCAACGCCTTCCTTATCAAGTGGAGGAAGCAGTAGTGAAATCCCACCACATATACATAAGCTAATAACAATACTTACTATAATATTAACAAAAGTCCACAGACTTTCTTTAAAAAAAATGAAAGATCCAACACAAGATATCGCAAAAAGGGCTACAAAAATAATCAATTTTATAGAATCGCTGAAACCCGTTTTCATCGTGTCTTTGTTTGTACTGCTCATACCTGCCTTCCTCCTTTCAGCATGAAGCTTGGATTTATCTCCCTGTATTCACAAAAACTCCCAACAGCTCCTTGCCCCCTCCCCCATCTGCACCCCGCTATAAAAAACACTCAGACAACCCCTTGCCTCTCCTGCCCCCCCCTGTCCGGTATGGAGGAAGAAAAACCTTCCAACAACTCTTGCATGACGGGGCGGTTGGTGGGGTATGCTTGACACAGTTTTCTGCCGGACGCCTAGCTAACGTCCATCTTCAGCAGAACATCTTCCCCTCATCCGGTTTTAACTCCGTAGCTACGGATAAGGGGAAGATGCAATACTTGCAGCTTACGGAGGACACAATGGCCGATTTTGCGGAACTCGTCACCAAATTTTCTTCCACCGGATACGACACTCTCAATACCCAACTCAGTACAGCCGCTTCAAAAGCAACACAAACCGAACGCGCCACCGACGGACTTATCCGCGCTCTCAAAGATGCTGGTTCGGGAGCACGGCAAGCTGAAAGGGCCACCGACGGATACAGTCATGCGCTACAGGACATACGCTCGGGCGTTCTGTCTACGATTCGGCAGATCGCCGGACTCGTCGGCATGTACAAAGCCCTTGATGAAGCCTCAGCCTTTCTCAACCGTGGGGTTCAATCAAATGCGGAATGGGAGCAGAGCCGAATCGGCATCGCATCAGTCATAGCGTCAGTCAATACGCTCACCGATGCACAAGGAACCGTTCTCACTGGGCAGGATGCTTACAATGCGGCCTTAAAGATCTCCGAACAGGCTATGAACCGGATCAAGATCATGGGGCTTGAATCCACCGCGACAACCGAAGAACTTGTCGCCGGATTCCAGCAGCTTATCGGTCCAGCCTCCGCCGCGGGCTTAAATATGGAGCAAACGCTGTCCTTCACAACCCAAATGGTGCAGGCTTTGGGTGCCATCGGCATTCCCTTCAACCAACTTTCGGCTGAAGCACGTTCTCTTCTCGACGGCACTATCGTCCCTACGCAGGACAGGCTTGCAACAACCCTTGGCATCACCGGGGACATGGTACGGGACTGGAAAGAACAAGGCGTATTGGCGCAAAAACTCATGTCCTACCTCGAGCCGTATGCGCTGGCCGGGGAAGATGTCGCAAAGACATGGGCTGGCGTGACGTCAAATATGCAAGATGCCCTCAATACTCTGTCCGGCACTGCGACTAAGGGACTTTATGAAAACATCAAGGCAGCCGCACAAGAAGTCACGGATTCCATTGTCGACGTTAATCAAGGGAAGGCATCCGACAATATCTCGAATCTCGCGGATGCGCTTGAAAGCCTCTCTGACGCTGTGGGCGGAGGAGTACTTGAGGGGACAAGAGAGCTGATCGCCCTCATGGGCTTTTTGAATGACAACTTGGAAGAAATCAAATCCGGCGCATCCGTTGCTGCGGGGGCATTCGCGGGATGGGCGGTCATCAACAAATCGAATCTTCTCCCCGCGCTCGCGGAAACGTCCTCAGCAATATCCAGAAAGATCAACTCCTGTACGGGAGCGGCGGAAGCAGCACGGTTAGCGGCGGAAGCAGAAGTTATACACGCTTCAAAAGCTATCGAAAACGCCATTGCGCAAGAACAGGCTGCCCAAGCGGCCTACGCCAAGGCAAAGGCAGATATGTCTTCAGCAGTCAGCTCCCGGCAGGTTCGGCAAGCGAGCGTAGCGGAAACCGCAACACTTCGGGAACTTCTCGCCGCCCAAACGCTTGTTCAGGCGCAAACGGATCGACTTTCCGTGGCGCAACAGAACCTCTCGGTCGCCACAAAAAAAGCAGGGGTTTTAGTTAAAACGACCTCCGTTGCGTGGGGAGGATTCAAAGGCATTTGGGGCGGGCTTCTCGGTGCATTGGGTGGCCCTGTAGGAGCATCCCTCACAGCTCTCGGTGCAGGGGCCGCTTATCTCGCAGCAGAACAAAGCGAAGCGGAGAAAGCCGCGACACTGCACGCAAGATCGCTTGAAATGCTTAACAGAATCACCTCCGACGCAGCAAAAGAAAATAAAAATCTGGGCGATAAACTCGGAGAAGTGGCGGAAGCACGACGCAACATGGCGATTGATGAGCAAACCCAAGCCATCACCAAATTTGCAGGATCGATTAAACTCCTTGATTTCTCTTCCGCAACGGGCTTTCTCCCAGAATTCAGGGAACAGGCTTCCGCACTTGATGAAATGGCTGATGCCGTCTTTTCTGGAAAAGAAAGTTTCTCCGTTTTTGAAAATGCTCTTGCAACATTTTACAATGAATTAAAAAGAAACGGAGAGGAGTCCTCACGCCTTGGCGAGCGTATAAAAAAAGCTCTTGATCTGGCAAGTCAAGGCGCAGCTGCGGAAACCGTCCTGCGTGCCTTGCGTGGCGAAACCGTATCCGTCGCCGGGGCTATGGGCGATGTGGCGACAGCCGCAGGAAAGGCCGGTTCCGCAATCACAGCGGCGTTTGATCCCAAAAAGGTACAGGGCGTCCTAGAATCCCTGTCTTTCAAGACGTACACGGCAGGATTGACGGATCTACAGGCGGCGCAAGCGCAGGCCCTCAAACAAGCTGGAAAAACGACGGACGAGATCAAACGCATCTTTGCCGGGCAAGACGAATCTTTAGAATCGAACCAGATACTCCGGGGGGCTTCCGCCGCGCACCAAGCAGAACAGCGAAAAAAGGCTACCGAAGAGACCATGAAGCGGGCGGAACAACTGCGCAAAAAGGCCGAAACAGAGGCCAACGCGACAGCCCGGGCGATGGCGGATCTGGAAATAGAGGTGAATCGGCTGTCGCTGTCCGATGAGCAGTTCAGAGAGTACAAACTCACAACTCGTCTTACGGAGTTGCGCGAGGAACTTCCCAAGGCGACAGCTCTTATAGACAAATTTGAACAGGCGACCAGAAAAAGCTGGGAAACCGAAGATAGGAAAAAGAAGGAGGAAAAAACCTCTCAAAACCTCCAGACCGCCGCCGACTTCTACCAGAAACTCGCCGACCTTTCCGGGAACTACAACGCAACCACTGAGTACCAGAACCAGCTTCTCGAAGCACAGGCCCGCATCTACGCGGAATCCCTCGGCCCCGGACATGAGAAGTATATTGAGCAGTGGAAGGAGCTGATGCAGCTCCAGAATAGCCGGGACTACGCGGACGGCATCACGCGTGGGCTGAAGAAGTGGACTGGGGAGTACACGAACATGGCCATGCAGATGGAGGGTTTCACGACGTCGACGCTGGACGCCATGACGGAGGGGCTTCTCGACTTCACCAGCCGGACGTCGGCGTCGTTTTCGGACATGACGCGTTCCATCCTTCAGGATTTGGCGAGGATCACGGCGCGCATGGCGATGGCGGGTCTGATCAAGACAGCCGTGGGCTTTTTTTCCGCACCGGGCGGGGGCACGGCCACGGCCACGGCATCGGTTTCGGGCAATTCCATCTCCGGCGGGTGGGCTGAGGGCTTCATGTCCCGTGGGAGTTCTTATGCCGCCATCGTCAAGCACGGCGGCGGGATGGCTTTGGAGCCTTCGCCCACGCGCAGGGTTCCTGCCTCCTTTTTTGAGGGCGCGCCGCGTTATCATACCGGCTTCATCAATCCCGCCTATGAAAGGGCGGCGATCATCCG